TGGACTATCCTCAAGTTACGAGCGTTCGTAGAGCTTGATCATTTTGATTTGTCAAATCAGTGTATTGACATTGTTGGCACACCAGTTCCGGTCACAGCGATGTAACCTCAAGGTGAGTAGAGCAATCTCTACTAGTCAGAGCCTTTAAGCCGTTATTAGTTTTATAGTGGTTTTACTGTTAGCCGGAGGATAGTACGTTTGTATAGCTGTGCCGATATTTGCGTGACTTTATGTCTGTTTAATTATTTGGGGTGTTGTTGGGTCTTTATACTATTAATTATCTGATGCTTTAATTATTAGCTGATAATACAGTTAAAACCGCACTTCTTGTTTTATTATAGCAGAAGCAGTATATGTTGTCAACCTTTTTTCAGATGCTCAGTAAGAATTTTTGAACTTCCAACTCTTACATTAATGATACCATTATAGTATTCATCTGTTTCTAATACTCCACGGTCGAACTGTTCTTTTGCTTCCATGTAACTTAATATACCTCTACTAGGACAATAGTGTATTATTTCACGTGTGAACTTATCAGATCCAATAGTTAATACGTCTGCATTTAAATGATCTGAAGACCCCCAATAGGTTCTCCAGTCACTTTCCTTAGTGCCACGTCTTTTGTTCTTCCTGCCTTTAAGCGGAGGCTTAGTTGTTTTAAACCTCGCTAGTTTTTTGCCTATGTACTTTTTATTGTTAGTAAGGTTTGTAATTAAGTAAACAAATCCCTCACAGTCTGTAGGTAGTTCTTCAACTACTACGTTGTTATATGTCCAAGGACAATTGTTGCTGTTCTTCGATCCACTCATCTACTGCCTTTTTAACTAAATCTAAAGTATCGATACCTAGATCAGTTTCGTTTATTGTATGTGGTGCATGGCGCATTACGTACTCTGCTTTAGTACTATTAATGGCGTCTAGTTCTTTTTTATCCATTAAGCGTCGATTACTTCAATCTCAGTATCAAAAGTAGTGAAGCCATTTTCTTTAGTAACTTGTAAAACACTATGCACTCGTCCTACTAATTCATCTCTATGTGAAATAAGCAAAATATTTTTCTCTCTGTCGCGTTCCATTTTCTTTAGTACACCTAACGCACTTTCTACACCAACTGTATCCATACCACTGTCAACAAGTTCGTCAATGCAAACAAAGTTAATAGGATAATTCATACTCTCAAATACATCTCGGAAAGCCCAACTAAGACCAAGTATAAGTCTATTACGTTCACCACGTGATAAATTATCAAAGTCTAAGTCTTGTCCAAGTTGTGTAATAGTTACTGTTAAGTCACTTTGGAATTGTACTTCATGCGGTAATCCCAATCGTGTAATATAATATTCTAAACGTGTGTTTAGGAACTGTAAGTTTTGTTCAATAATCTTTTTACGTATAAAGCTATCTTTATTAGTTAATAGTTTTAACAAAAAGTCTTGATGCTCTTTTAGTTCTTCAAGTCTATTTACCTCTTCCCATTTTACTTCTTGTAGCCCAGTTTCTGTTAAACTATCAATTTGTTCTATGTAAGGATTAATTTCTTTTTCTGCACCATTTAATGATATTTGTAGTTTATCAATTTTAGAAGAATGTTTATATGCTTCATTTACTGTATTATATTCAATTATTGGAGCAGTACCTAACTCGCCTAATGTACTTAGTCCTAGCGTATATTCTGCTATTAATTCATTTTCATCATCAATATGTTTTTGACTTTCATTAACAAGTTCAGTTTTTTGTGCAACAATTTTATCATGTTGGTCGTCGTGTATCTCTTGTCCACATGCATAACATTTATGTTCTAATGTAGAGTCTAAGTCAGATTGTGCTTTAACTAAACGTTTCTGTTCTCGATCAGTACTGCTTGCAAGCCTAGCAAGTTCGGCAGTTAATGTATCAATTTGTGCTTTCTTTTTATTAAATTCAGCAAATTCTTCGTGTGCTTTTATTTCTTTATCAATATCAATATGTTCTAGTAAATTTATTTCACTGGTATAATCTTGTATACGATCTGTAAGTTGTTGGCCCCATTGCTTTTGTCTGCGTTCTAAATCTTTAATGCTGTTGCCAATGCGTTCGTTAGCCGCTTCGACACCTTTAATTTTATATGACTCTTCTGTTACTCTATCTTTAGTGCCTCTTAATAGTTCTTTAAGTATGTCTGCCTTTTCACTAAGTTTAGTAATACCTAATAACTGTTCAATCATGTCACGTTGATCATTGGCTCGCATACTAAGAAACGGTTCTGTGTATGTATTCAATGCAACAATATGCTTAAACATAGTATGACTCATACCCAATGTTTGTTCAATTACATGTTGACTTTGTCTTCCTTCGCCTTGCATCTCATCTGTAATGCCTTCGTTGCTATCTATATCATTAACTAAGTACCTAAACGTGTTAGGCTTACGTCCACGCTCAATACGATAACTTATGCCGTCTTTTTCAAAGTCAACAGTAACAATCATATTCTTGTTATTAGTTTTGTTAACCAAGTTATCTTTTTTAATATTATAAAGTGCAGCGCCATATAGTGCATAACTTAATGCATTAACGATTGTTGTTTTACCTGTTCCGTTACGTGAACCATCTCCACCTAAGTCTAAATTGTTACCTAGTACAAGTGTTAATCCTGCTTTATCAAAGTGAACAGCCTGTGTGACGTTGCCCACGCTCATAAAATTCTTTACGGTGATATTCTTAATTCTTAACATATTATGTTGTTAGTCCTGTATAAATGTCTACAAGTAACTCTTTTTTAATAGTGTCACTTTGTACAGATTGTAATTGCGATAGTACAATAGTATCTACATTCTCAACTTGAATGTCTACACCGTTGTTCCAGTCTTGTGTATGTTCTTCTTTCTTACTTGGCATAAGAGATATCTCACGCAAGCCGTACTGTTTAGCAAATGTTTCTTTAATAAAGTTAGCTTCTTCGTATGTAATACCAACATCTAAACTTACACGACAATATGTTTTACTAGACAAATACTTGTCTGGATCATCAATTAGCTTACTTAATGTTAGCGTTCTATACTTTGGAGCATCTGGCCATGCCAAGTATTCAATAGTGCCATCCCAATCTAAGAACATACAGCCTCTGTCATCATCCCATGCATCAGCATAGTTGTGAGGGAAGCAGTTGCCTGGGTAAATTACATTACCACGTTCTTGTCGTTTATGGAAGTGCCCGCTGAATACTTTCTCTGGACGAGCTAAGTCTTCCGCTTTAAGTCCACCGTGGTCTGGCATTTGCACAAGTGCGTTCATATAAAAACTAGGAAGTTCAAAGTGACCAAACATATATTTACAATCAATTTCTTTTAACTTCTTCCACTCGTCTTCACATAGCCAAGGAATAAATGCTACACCGTCTTCAATAAACGATTCATTGTTTATCATTCTTATTTTCTTAAACTCTTCGATCATCGACAAACTATGAATTTCTCGCTTTTCACGATAATATAAATCGTGGTTGCCAGTAATCATAATAACTTCATCAAAGCTATCATTGAGTTTACGTAGGTTACTAGTGGTATAGTTAAGTGTACTAACATTAATGCTAGCACGATTATGATGCCAATCACCTAGGAAGAAACATTTTTTAATGCCTCGTTTAAGAGCTTCGTCTATCATCCATGTAATAAAATCTTCACAATCTTGATTATGATGTCTACTGTTATTCTTCATACCAAAGTGAATATCAGTAAAAATTACTGCTTTATCAAAAAACATTTATTCTCCAGTTTTGATTTCTTCGTCGTTATCTTCGTCAGCGTATTCAGTTACCTGACCTTTCTTTAAGGTTGGTGATATTTCTTTTAATTTAGTTTCTCTATCAATGTGTGCGGCCCATTCGGCATTGAATGTTCGGGTGCTACTTGGATTTAATCCTTCTTCTTCTAATAAGTCATCTCTAATATTTTGACTACGTTTTTCTAAGTTAAGAACACGTGTAAAGCTATTATTAATTGCCGCTGTGTAATATGCAAATGGGTTCTGTGATTTAAGTTCATTAAACTGTAATCCAATTTGTGCAAGCTGTAATAGTGCTTGTCCACGCATTTCGTCTACATAAGTGTACCCACGCCAGTTACCACGCATACTATATCGTTGACACAGTTTAAGAT